TCTATCGATGCCTTAAGGAATTTCATGACACCAGAACAGCTGAAAGGCTTTTATCTTGGAAATGCCTTGAAGTATCAACTGCGATTCCAGAAGAAAAACGGTCTTGAAGACCTGAAGAAAGCCAGAAAGAACCTTGACTGGCTAATCGAGGAGATGGAACATGAGAATTAAAACATTAATGGGAACAATCATCAATGTTGACAGGATAAAGCGCAGTATCACAGTTGAGGGTATTGAATTAGGCTCAGATTGCCGTGCTTTAGTATCTAAACACAAAGATGGTACAGGTACAATAACACTAGTTTTTGATGGGAAAATAATTTAAGGGAGGGCATAAATGAAACCAAAAAAATATCCATATTCAGGAAAAAGAAAAAAGCAAGAAAGGCTTGCTGGTGTAAAAACTCCTGCTTTAGTCATTTTTCCAAATGTTTCTTTTAGAAAAGAACTACTCAAACACATCTACACAGTCACTAAAAATCATGATAATTCTACAATCATTTACTTCAGAATCCCAAAAGTTTTTGGAGCATACGAGGAGCAAAGAGCTAAAGTAAATCTTAGCTATGAGAAAACAATCAAAATACTCAATAGCTACTGAAACAAAAAAAGCCAAGGCACTCTCTGCCTCAGCTATAATCTCAATAATATTATTATATCACAAAGGAGATAGAGAGTGAACAAGGCTAAAGAGCTATTGAAAGAATTACAAGACCTTGACATGGACATCCAAAGCCGTATAGATGAAATCAATGAGCTTGAGGCAGGTTTGCTCTCAAGTCCTAAGTGGTCAGGTGTCAAAGTCCAAGGTGGACAGACTAGAAAAGTTGATGATGTCTATACTCAGTTGGTAGTGATGAAAGAGGCTATAGAGCAGGATACTAAAGTGGTCATTAACAGAAAACTTGAATTAGGTCGAATGATCAATAAGTTAACAAATCCGAAGTATCGGACAATTTTGAGAATGGCTTACATTACTAAGATGTATGTTGATGATATTTGTGACAAAATGGAAATCAGCAGAACAACTTTCTACACTTGGCGGAATATGGCTATCTCTGAACTGAATGAGGTTTTGGAGAGAATGGAACTAAATTGAACTTTACAAAACCGTACGGGAAAAAATGATACTTGTTAGCACAGTTTTGTAATTCTGATAGAATGGTAGTGTCAAGAATTGAAAAGAGAGGTCTCAGAATTTGGTAGATGGTTACCTGAAATCAGGGTGTCGTAAAGGCATTGAGGGGTCAAGTCCCTCCCTCTATTTCGTTCATTGACGTCTCCTTTATATTTTTCATTTTATTTCCGAGACTTCGGTCTCTTAGACAGTAAGGACAGGTTAGCAGGTTGTTTGGGTCTCCTTAATTTTTTACCAAACGTGCGTTTTACTGCTAGACCAGTTGGTTCGATTCCAGCTACTGTCATTTGAGTGTTTGTGTTCCAGAATGGGGTAAGCAGTAGGCTTAGCATTCATATATCACTCATTAACTTAAAAAATGGTTGCAGAAGCGACCGAACCTCGCATGGATGCGTAGCTACTTATATCCTAGGTAAGTTATAAGCTAGAGGGTTTGATTCCCTCAGAGGTTATTAAAGACTACAAAAAATAAATCAGAAAATTGATTTCTAATTAACACGCAAGGTAGTAGTCGCCTTGTGGTAAGGACATAGCTCAAGTGGTAGAGCGGTAGGTTTTCACCCGATTGGTTGCAGGTTCAAATCCTGCTGTTCTTATGAGAGGTCTGGAAAAGGTCACACATCGTGTGCCTTTTTTTGATTATTTGAAAGGTGGTGATGGAAAATGAACGATAAACAGAAACACTTCGCTGATGAGTACATCATCAGTAGAAACGCAACACAATCCGCTATTAAGGTGGGTTACTCAGAGAAAACGGCATATAGCATAGGGCAAAGATTGTTGAAAAATGTTGAGATTTCTGAATACATTAAAAAACGTACTGAAGAACTTTTTGACGAACGTTCGATGTCAATCACAGAAGCCTTGGCAATCTCTGCTAGTATTGCTAGAGGGGAAACTCAACAAGGGTATTCTAAAAAAACTGTAAAGAATGAAGAAGGTGTAAAGGTGTCGGAAACGACTTATGAATTTACTCCAACGATTGAAGAAAGACAGCGGTCTCTAGACCACATATTCAGAGTGAACGGGGCTTATTTAGAGAGAAAAGAAATCGAGATGTCTTCGGCTGTTCAATTTGTTGATGATATAGGAGTTGGCGATGAAGCGTAGAATGAGCGAATTTATCCCAAAGGCTTTTTATTCTATGTGGCGTGCAGCATTTGACCCTAAAATCTTACATGTGGTTGAAAAGGGTGGGCGTGGTTCTGGCAAATCCAGCGACCTAGGCCACACTATCATTCAAATGATTATGCGCTATCCGGTCAATGCGGTGTGTATTCGTAAGACGGATAATACCTTAGAACAATCGGTCTATGAACAATTGAAATGGGCGATTAGCGAGCAAGGGGTCAGTCATTTATTTAAGATAAATAAATCCCCTTTGAAGATAACCTATATCCCAAGAGGGAATTATATTATCTTCCGTGGTGCGCAAGATCCAGAGCGTATCAAGTCCTTGAAAGACAGTCGCTTTCCATTTGCGATAGGCTGGATTGAGGAGTTAGCTGAGTTTAAAACTGAAGATGAAGTAAAGACAATCACCAACTCACTCCTACGTGGAGAATTGGCTGATGGTCTTTTTTATAAGTTCTTCTACTCTTACAACCCACCAAAAAGAAAACAGTCTTGGGTGAATAAGAAATATGAAAGCGTCATACAGCCTCCTAATACTCACGTACACCATTCAACTTACTTGGACAACCCATATATATCCCAAGCCTTTATAGAAGAAGCAGAGGCTACGAGAGAGCGTTCAGAGAAGCGTTACCGTTGGGAGTATCTGGGTGAGGCTATCGGTTCGGGTGTAGCACCTTTTGAAAATCTGGTATTTCGCAAGATTACAGACGAGGAGATAGCAAGGTTCGATAACATTCGGCAAGGTAACGACTTTGGATATGCCAATGACCCTCTGGCTTTTGTAAGATGGCATTACGACAAGAAGAAACGTGTTATCTATGCTATTGATGAGATTTATGGCGTGAAGATTAGCAACCGTGAATTGGCTGAAAGAATCCGTGAGAAAGGCTATCAATCTCAGATGATAACCTGTGATAGCGCAGAACCTAAGTCGATTGATGAATTAAAACTGCAGCTAAATATTCCGCTTGTTCAAGGCGCTAAGAAAGGTCCTGATAGTCGTGAGTATGGAGAACGCTGGTTGGATGATTTGGATGCGATTGTGATAGATCCAGAACGCACGCCGAATATCGCAAGAGAATTCGAAAGTGCGGACTATGCAGTTGACCGTGATGGAAATCCCAAACCCAAGCTAGAAGAAGTAAACGACCACACAATCGACGCTACAAGATATGCGTTTGAAGACGATATGAGACAGCCAGGAATATCATTCTGGTAGGAGAAGGAGAAATGTTGAGTAATTGGTTTAAATGGTTAATCAGGCGGTTGTTGATTAAGAATACAACCCAAAACGAAATACTAGAGATTGAGATAAAAGAGCACCAGGGTTCTGAGAAAGTAAGTACGATGAAACAGGCTTACGAATATTACCGAAACCAAACGGATATTCGAAAGAAAAAAGTAGATGTTGATTGGCGGACGAACTCAAGGATTGAATTAGGGTTGTTTAAGAAGTTAGTAGATCAGAAGGTTGGTTATTTGTTTTCGAAACAGCCGACAATCTCGCTTGAGGGAGAAGAATCACAAGACTTTTTAGACAGCGTGTTTGACGAGGACCTTTTATCTACGATTAAATCACTCGGTAAGGAAGCGGTGATGAAAGGGATAGCTTATGGATTGCCTTATTACGACGAGAACGGCCGTCTACGCTTGTTTAAAATCCCAAGCGAACAGATTATCCCTTTTTGGAAAGACGAGCGTCATTTGGAATTATCTGCCTTCGTGCGTGTCTATAATCAAGCAGTCTACGAAAGCGGAGTGAAGAAGACCAAAACATTTGTAGAATACTACGACGAACAAGGAATTACAGATTATATCTGGACAGGTTCACACCTTGAACTCAATCCGCTATCCAAGGAGACCAAGGGGAATTTTTATTATGTCAACGCAGACGGCACACGGATTCCTTACACTTGGGAAAAGGTCCCTCTGATTCCATTCCGTTACAACGAGTATGAGGATGGTCTTTTAGTCCAAACCAAGTCTCTGATTGATAATATTCAACTTCAAATGTCTACTAATGCTGATATGTTGGCAGATATGCCGAAGTTGATTTATGTTTTGAAAAACTATCAAGGTGCAGACCTGGGCGAGTTCATGAATAATCTGAACAAGTTCCGCTCTATCAAAGTTTCTAGTGATGGTGGTGTAGATACCCTACAAGCAGACAATGATACTAGTGGAGTTGAAGCAGATATCGAACGCTCTCGTAAGTTCTTGTATGAGGCTGCAAGAGCCATTGATACCCAAGATGATAATTTAGGTAATGCGAGTGGTCAGGCTCTTAAATGGCGCTATACAGACCTTGATTTGGATTGTAATGAGCTAGAAAATGAGTTCCAAAAAGGTATCAAGCAATTCCTTTGGTTTGTAGAACAGTATGCAGCTAACAAAGGAGTAGCGTTTGATTCATCTAAATTTACTTATGTCTTTAACCGTGACATCATTTCAAATGAGTCTGAAGCTATTCAAGATTGTGTAAACTCAATCGGTATCTTAGACGATCTAAGCATTCGTGAACAACATCCATGGTATCAACCAGAGGTTGAGAAACGATTGAAAGAACAACAGGAACAAGGACAAGAACCATACTCTCAGACCAATTTCAAAAAGGTAGAGGATGACCATGACGACCGAGAACAAGAAAAAGATAGATGAGTATTGGACTGAGCGAGCTTTACAACAGGAACAAAACGCTCAGATAATTGCTGATAGGTACATGGCACAGATTGGCCAATCCTTGGCAGACTATAAACACCAGCTGGTTTCTGAGATTGAGAAGTTTTATGCCAGGTATGCAGTTGATAATAAAATGACTCACGCAGAGGCCAAGCAATATCTGACAGATAAAGAGCGTAGAGAGTTTAAGCATGTAACCCTTGAAAGATTCCGTGAGATGGCCTTAAATCCTGACACACCGACACCTTTGTTGGACGCCTTGGGATATCGCCATCGTATCAGTCGCAAGGAGGCTTTGCTTGCCGAAATTGAGCGTCTAACAGCTGAACTATACGGGAAGCCAGATGGCATACATGACAAGGTCACAGAGACTCTGAGTGACGTCTACATCAAAGGTAAAATCCATCAAGCTAAGAACTTGGCTCATTTTGGAATCATAGAGAATCCAATATTAGGTGTCGATGCAGTTAAGCATAAGATGGCTAGTAACTGGAGTGGTAAGACATTCTCAACAAATGTGTGGGGGCATGATGCAGCTGTTTATAAATCTATCAGTGATACAATCAATAAAGGCCTAACAGGTGGCTGGTCTATTGATAGAATGGCTAGGGCTCTTTCTGAACGTACAGGAGTTGCCTATCATCGAGCAGACACGCTTGTCAGAACTGAGACGACCTTTTATAATAACCTTG